CAATATAGGCCGTTAGTTGGTATGGTGGAAGTGTAAAAACTTCGGTAGAGCATCATACCAATTAGCGGCTTTTTTTATTGGAGGAATCTTATGACAGATTTAGTAGCCTTACACGAGATTGAGAATGACAATGACGCATTCATCAAAACAATCGTAGAAACAAAAGGCGCAAATCTTCCCGCAAGCATTGAAGATGTAAAAGGCATCTTTGAGTTCACAGACTTCAAGGCGAAGGCATGGAAAATACTCATATCTAAGCTGTCAAAACTTGAGGAACATTCAGAAGCATATCAATCAGCTTTACGGTCAGGGCAACAATGGAGCATATCAGCACTTTATAGCCAGCAACGAATAGGGCAACTTACAAAAGAGATGCCAGTTAAGACAGGGATCACTGCACCTGACTTTACAATGGAGGAGCGGAACTCCATTCCAAACAAAAGGGAAACTTTAAATAATCAAGGCATTAAAACAGATGTTTATAAAGAGGCTGAAAAGCTTGCAAATAACCCCGAGACCCTTGACCGTGTTATTGAAAACACTGTAGCCCGTGGCGAAATCCCAACAAAAACAGCCGTGTTGAATACAATCAAGGCTGAAAACTCACAGAAGCGTCAGGCTAAACAAAAGGAAAAACACGACACAAAACTTGACAACCAACGACCGCAAGCCGTATCCGATTACTACGAGGCAATCAAGGGATTCAAGGCCGCTATGGATTTTGCAATCATATCCGCAAAGCGTGGCAAGTTTGATCCGTCTGGAAAGAACTTCCTTGTAAAGAAACACGGGGAAATAAAGAAGCTGATTGCAACGCTGGAGGATTTAGTATGAGCAATTGTAAAGACTTTAGAATGGATATCGGAAAACAAATCCTGAAGATGATGGAATTGAATGATGATCTGCCTATGCCTAATTGTCACCGGCTGGCAAAGACTATGCAGGAGTATTTTAGGCAAGAGGGAATGATTGACTTGCTGAAAGAACAGGGTTATAAATGGTTGCCGACAATTGACTATTGGGTATTCCACCTTTCAGATATTGCTGAATATATGCGGCGAGAATATAAGCTGTATTTTGGATACTTGCGTAATAAGGGAAGTCTAACAGGACAATGGAAGTTTCTGGAGAAGAAGGAATGGGAAACAATATTGTACCGAGACCATTCAGATATTGCTACAAGAGTTGAAACACACAACGATAAAATTGACGATACAGGGAATAGATGGAAAGTAGACATTCCAATAATTCAGGAAGTGCCAGTTTTGATTAGTAAATGACACCTAAGGCCGTCGGAAAGGCGGCTTATTGCACACTTTGACAATCTGCCTAAAATCGGTATACTTAGCTTGTGGGGGAACCAATGAGCGGATACCAACGAATTAACCCGGTTGAAATCTGGAAGACAGAAGACGACCGATTGACTGATAAGCAAATCTTGGCATACATCGCCGACTACGAATCCCGGATACTGCCGAGCCTTCAAAAGCTATGGGATTACTACAAGGGCCTGAACTACAAGATCGTGAACCGTCAGGTGGTCGATAACGACAACCCTGATAACCGTACGCCGATGGCATACGGCCGTAAACTTGTAACGACATTTACCGGGTACGGATACCGACCGGGGTACATATCATACCAGTCTGAAAAAGACGAGAAGTTCCTGACCGATATCACCGATGTATACAAGCTGAATCACGAGAAAATCAAAACCTCTCGTGCCGGTCGGAATACCGCTATATTTGGGGCATCTTATGAAATTGTGTATGCTAACGAAAAAGCAGAGCCGCGATTCATGACCGTTGACCCACGTGAGATGATAATCCTGTACGACTATGCACCTGAACCGAAAAAGAAAATCATAATCCGGTTTTATATCGTGAACAGTACGAAATACAAGGTTGAGGTATACTATGCTGATTCAATTGAGACATATGACCGGGTGCGCAAAGATGAAAATTCCCCTGAGTGGATTCTGACAAATGGGGGAACATCTGATAACCTAATCGGTGAAATCCCTGTCGCTGCTTACTATTTTGGGGATGATATGCTTGGTGTAATCAACCCGGTTCACGACCTGATCAATGATTATGACGTGCTGATGTCTGACTCAATGAACGAGTTTGACAGATTTGCATTTGCCTATTTGTTGCTTAAAAAGATGCGGCTTGGAAACTCGGCTGATCCCAAAGAACAGCGCAAAGCATTGAGCATTATCAAGCGACTGCGCGTATTCCAGAACCTACCTGATGACGGGGCGGTGTCATTCCTCACAAAGGATATCCCGAAAGAGTTTATTGAGTTCATGGAAAAATGGATTCGGGAGCAGATCCACGAACAAAGTCACGTACCAGATTTCTCACAGTCTGCCAGTGATTTGTCAGGTGTCGCAATCGACCGGCTCATGTTTGACTTTGAAAATGTAGTCTCCAGTGCGGAAGCTAATTTTGATGTCGGGTTATATGAGCGGATGGAATTGATATCTAAGATCATGACAATAGGTGGATCAGAAAAACAGGTGTCAGATATTAGCATTATCCACCGAAGGAACACGCCTAAAAACCTGGCTGAGTTTGCTGAAATTGCGTTTAAAATGAAACAAGCGGGATTCTCTGCTGAACTAATCGCGCGGGTTATGCCATCTGAGATTGTCAAAAACGTTGATGAAGAAATAGCATTGCAGAAGGCGGAGATGACAAATTTCGCCATGGACGTTGATGAGTTAGATAATGCCTGATATCCGAGTACTCGAAGACCGGACTGTCAAAGCTCTCGCTGCACGCGAGAACAAATATGCTCGGGAGTGCGCTGTCTCTTGGAAATCTGCGCTGGATGAAATGCGGGTCAAGATGTCGAAAATCTATGAGAAGTATTCGACCGACGGGATTCTGACCAGGGCAGAGATGGCGAAATATAACCGATACGCCACGATGGAAAAAGAGATGGTCAAGATCACCCGTGAAAGCGTTAACGTCACCAAAGGCTTGACCGACCGGCTCAGGCCAGATCAGTACAACGAGGCATTCTACCGCTACGCATGGACGATAGACAATAGCGAGAATATCAGGGTAGCCTGGGGGTTGCTGAATAAAGACGTGATCCTTGAGAACCTAAATAATGAGTTTTACTTCATATCGAAAAAAACCTATGGTGATAACGCGGTTGCAGGGATTCGCAGAGCGCTAAATGATGGCTTGATATCCGGTAAAGGGTATTCAGCTATGATCAAAGACCTGAAAAAGTCGGTGAACACGTCGAACGCTAACCTGATGAGGATCTTACGAACCGAGGGACAGACTGCCGTCAATGCAGGACAGGATGACGCCTACACGAAGGCAGCCGAGAAAGGGGTAGAAGGGGGCCGGATATGGGACGCAACACTTGACGGGGCCACACGGCCGACTCACCAAGCGATGGATCAGAAGGCGAGGCAGGAAGACGGGCTGTATAATGGGCCTGGCGGATTTCGTGCCCCGTTCCCGGTTTGGGATGGGCTATCAGCGAAAGAGAGAATTAACTGCCGGTGTCACGAGCGCTTTCAGATAAACGACTACCCGCCACAGTTACGCCGATCGCGTGACGGGGGGATTGTCGAGTATCAGGACTATGAGACGTGGAAGAAATCTATTTAGACTTGTCTTCGAATATGTCAACACGCGTTTCTGTTGCCAATGATACAATCGATGCGATGAAATGTAACGCAACCAGCGCGATATAAACGCCCCATACCCATTCTGGTGCTGATATTCTATCAAGAAACAACCATAAAACAAGGGTCCTAAAAAATGGCAGGCTTGCGGGCAAATTATTGTGTGATATTACTTTTTTGATTGTTTTCATTTCTATCTCCTGTTTATACTTTAGTTTGATAAATAGAACAGCCACCGTGTTCTTGTATAACGCCTAATTGAGCTATCATGCGGTAATTAGCGTCAACAATAACAAACATGCCATGTCTAATTTTAACAGTACCAAAGGACGTATTTTGCTCATAGCCATCTGATACTTGCATTCTGTCACCTGTATAAATTCGATTACCATTAATATCAATATAATCAGTATCTATTGGTTCCATTCCTATTTCCCTATTGCGTTTATTTTGACGCTATCGCATTTCGTTTGCGGAACGTATGTAATCGGCTCGATTTTTATGTGAACGATAATGCCGAGAATCTTGTGCGTAGTAATTTTCATAGGCACAGCATAATACTTGGTCTCTATCTTCATATTTCTCTCCTTATTTCGTAGCAATAGCAATCAGCGTATCAGTCTTGTCAGCGTCAAATAGCTGCTCTCGGTACATCTCTGGCGACTCGATCATGTCCATGCCCCACTTCAGATGATTGATGTAATCGTAACGCTGATATCCACCAACGCCGATAATGTTGAATCCTGCCGCTTTCAAAAATAGCTTCAAACTCTGCCGGGTATGCAGGATCAGGTGTTCACTCCACAGCGACGCTTCCCTGAAGTTGGGAAGATCAAGAAGCGCATCCCGTGCGTGAGGGACTTCAACGATCAGTTTGCCACCGGGAACCAGCGCGTCGTATAGCTCGGTAAGCGTGCCGATGGGATCAGTTAGGTGTTCGAGGACGTGGAACATTGTGATTACGTCGAATGGATAGCTATTAGCGACGGCCTCATGAAGAGTAAAGTAATCTGCCGGGGCTGGCATTCCTGGCTCCACAGAGACTATTGAGTTGCATAATTCTGCTGAGTTGGTAACAAACCCCCCGTATCCAGACCCAAAATCAAGGACGTCCTTTTCTGTGATCATTAATTTGAACTGTGTAACGCGCCGGGAATCGTCAATTATCATCTGAGTGGTTTCATTAGGAGTTTGGCAGGTATAATACTCAGGCGTGATATAGTCGCTACGATCCAGAAATATCACCCCTGAATCGGCGTCTCTCATAACCGCTATATCGTCACGGTCGCGCGTGCGTGGGTGGAATTGCTCGACGTGCGATGCAAGGCCATTGAATTCTAATAGTTTTCTGATCATTTTTCATCACTCGGAGGCGTCCACCCTAATTTAACCAGCGCTTCTATAACCTGTTCGTTGCGCGTGTCGATAATTTCCCGGATGGTGTGAGTTCGCGAATCATCGCGCAGGCGCAGGCTTGTTATGATCGCATTACCTGATATGGAGGTAAGCGCCTGTAGTAATGGGGTCTGGGTGTAAGTCATCTTTTTGCTCCTAATGTTAATGTATCTGGATACCAAATATACTTGTAGCAATTGGCGTTCTCAGTCGGCCATATCGAGACCATGTATCCATCTGGCTTGATCTCGGTGATGGTCGCACTTAATTCAGTCGTATCAAAGAAACGAGACTTTGCATCATCAACTGATACGTTTGAATACCCCACAATTTTACCAATTAACTTATTCATAATTCTCTCCTTCCCATCATTATAGCCGATAAAGTGTCATATTACAAGCGATATCATGATAAAAAGTTGAGATACTTGACAAGATTAAAATAAAGTACTTAACTTATGTTTAGTAATAGGGCTTCATCATTCGAGGAAGTACGAACAGGAGAATAAAGTGGAAGTTGAAAGCACACCAGAAGAAACCACGGAAGAAACGCAGGTTATTACACCCGAGATGTTTAACACTTTACAGGCGCAGTTTGACCAGATAAAGGCGTCTCAGGCAGGGAGTGATAAGAATTACCAGAAAGCAAGCAAGGCGCTTGCCGAAAGTAAGGCAGAGAATGAACGGCTGGCCAAGGAAAAAATGACCGCTGAAGAGCAGTCAAAGTATAACTTGGAGCAGGATAAGGCAGAAATTGCAGAATCTAAACGTGAGTTAGCCGAAGCAACGTTGCGACTCACTAAGATTAAAGCTATGGACGCGGCAGGGATTTCAGCTAAGTATGAAGATAACATACTTGGAAGCACTGACGACGAAATAGAAAATGCAGTTTTAAAGTTCAAAAAGAACAAAGAAGAAGATCGGCAAAATGACTTTAAAGATCATCTTGCTAAAAGTCCGAAACCGGGGTCAGGAGATCCACCGAAAGGAAGCGTTGACCAGGATTCGTTGACCGACACTGAAATGATAGCGCTTGCCGAAAAGGGAGAGCTAGATTTTTGATTACACTGAGAGGAGGCCCTAATGGGCGTAGAAAGCACTATAACAAGAAAAATCGCTGCAAAATTATTTGTACGATTAAAGAAAAACTTAGTTTATGGTAATACTGTAAACAGAGAGTTTGAAGGCGAATTGAAGAAAGGCGGAAACGCTATTCTTATCAATGAGGTTAGTCCTGTCACCATGACAGATTATACCAAAAATACAGATGTTACATGGACTCAGGCATCCGCTGTCGCTAAGGAACTACGGATTACTGAGGCAAAATACTTTGCAAAAACTGAGGATGATCTTGACAAAGTTCAGTCTTTTAGTAATGTGATGAACGGACTGATTGAAGAGGCGAGCTATGCAGCTGCTGATACAATCGATCAATTCCTTTCTGCGTATTACTCCAAGGCCGGTAATTCAGTAACAGCATTGACCGTTACAGCTGGGAATGCAATGCTAACCCTTTCAAGAATCCAAACACAACTGCTTGAGGCAAATGTGAAAGGTGAAATCTTTATGCCGATTCCTCCATGGCTGCACCAGCATCTTGTGAACGCTGCCAGTGCATCAATCACCCCTACCGGAGCGCCGAAGCTTATCGGTAATAGCACATTGTTAGAGGGATTCGTTGGGAAGCTGTACGGGATGAATCTCATGATCTCGAACAACGTCAACAACAACGGAACGATCTGGAACGCGATGGCATACTCAAGACAAGCATTGACATTCGCGGTGCAGATTCAAAAAACGAAATATACCGCCGACCTTGAAAGCCAGTTTGGCTCAGGTGTCAAGGCGTTATACGTCTATGGTGCCAAGATGGTCAGACCGAATGCTGCCTGCTCTTGCGCGATGACAAAGGGTTAAGGGTATAAATTATGGCTAGTACTGCATTAAGTATCCAGACTGTAACATTGGCGTCTACCGGGTTGACCGTCGTTCCCAAAACGATTGTTACCGCTGAGACGATCACCATTTCTGCGACCACTGCGCAGGGGGCGATTGACTTCAATACCCTGATGATCCGGGTAACAGCAAATACAACCTCCACGACTGTCATATCATTGGCGGCCGGTACCCAGTATTCAAGCATAGGCCAGGGGGCGTACACTGTAAATATCCCATCTGCGACTAGTGTTATAATCGGCGGCACGGACTTTGAAGGCGCGAGATTTCAGAATTCATCTGGAAGCCTTGTGTTTACTCAGACATCAGGGACAGGCGCTTCGTCTTGGGAAGCATTCCAGATG